CACCAAGCTTTGCCACTTTTACAAAAACAAATGGCCCGGAACAAACATATCAATGTGTGAACACGTAGAGGAACACCTCAAAGCCTTTGGGGAAGAAGACACTGTGGAAAGATGCACTAGAGACGGCCACAGTATTGGATATTATGAGGCGCCGGGATAATGGAAAAATATAGCCAATTAGATCAAGACATATGGATACTAAACCAAACCAACTATAAAAAAGATGGTTTTTTTGTTGAGATTGGGGCATATGACGGAAAACATCTTTCTAATACATACTTATTAGAAAAAGAGCATAATTGGTCTGGAATATGCGCGGAATGCAATCCCCAAATAATACCATCACTAAAACAGAACAGAAATTGCGAAATAGAAACGCGAGCCTTAATGCATCGAAATAATTTAAACGTTCCATTCTATTCTCCCAAAGATCCAACTTTGGCTCAAGTGATTATGACTGATGGTCATTACGATGAAAAGACAGGAGAAAAAATACGTCCACAGCACATAGTAAAAACTGTTGACATTAACACAATGCTAGAAGAGCACAACGCTCCCACAGAAATAGATTATATCAGCGTTGACACCGAAGGAACAGAATTATTTATAGTTACTGTATTTGATTTTGCAAAATATAATGTTAAGTATTGGACGATTGAGATTAATGAAGAAGAGCCATATCAAACAGAGGCGATTAAATATCTTAGGCGATTTTTTTATTATCACGGATATGAGTCAGAAATGAGAAAATGGGATTTATTTGTCTGGAAACAATATGATTGAAATCGAAATAACTCAAAAAATGAAGGAACGAGCTTGGCGTAAGGCTCGACAAATGGGCGAGATAAATAACTCAATCACAAAAGGCGACGGAAATATCGCTGGGTTTTTGGGAGAAGAAATTGCTAATGAAATAATTAAAGGTAACATTAACAACACTTATGATTACGATATCATAAAAAACGGTGTTACGTATGATGTTAAAACCAAAAGATGCACTAGCAAACCAAAACCTTATTACGAATGCTCCGTCGCCGCTTTTAACACTAAGCAAAAATGTGACTACTATGTTTTTGTAAGAATAGAAAACCTAAATAATAAGTGGACTAGGGCTTGGGTTTTAGGTCTTTACAGCAAGGAAGAATATTTTAAAAGGGCTAGATTCTTAAAGAAGGGCCAGACAGATGGCGATAACTATTTTAAAGTCAAGGCAGACTGTTATAATATGGAAATTTCAAATCTAAATTCCGTGGAGTCACAATGCCCGCAGAACTAATAGATTTAAATAAAGAGTTCCATTTAGGTAATAAATTTACTCTCGACACCGCAGAACATTTAGCTAAAATACTAGACGATAAATTTAGAGTCATAGTAAAATACGACCAACCAAAAAAGCTGCCTTACTACAACGACGATAAATTAAATGTTGTTTTTGCAACATCAAGAGAAACACACGATGTGCCTAATGAATTTTTTAGAGATGATGTATTTGCTATATTTCAGCATTATTTTATGTTGGATAAATGGGGCGATCCAATATTAAATCCTTTAGTATATCCTCTTCCCCTTGGTACTTTTAAAGACTTTTTTATTGAAGACATTAAGCCACTACCAGAAAGAAAATATGATTTTTGTTTTATAGGCCAAATACCACATACTGGCACTAGAGATTATTTTAAAAGAAATCTTGACAGACTAATAGAAAAAACAGGAGATAAGTTTAAATACTATGTTAAGTTTACGGATGGATTCTCTAGAGGCTTAGACGTAGAAGAATACATGGGCATACTGGGTGACTCTAAATTATCTTTGTGTCCGCAGGGCGCTAATAGCCTAGAAACTTTTAGATTTTTTGAATCTATTATGCTGGGAGCAATACCAGTTGTTGACACGCTACCAAGATTATGGTATTATGAAAACGCGCCACACTTTACTGCTAAGTGGAGAGAAATAGACAATAACTTATCCAAAATTTTAAATTTTATACAGACCCCCCAAATTAGAAATACGTTGTATGAAATAGGATATTACTGTAATGAAATAATGAATCCGGCAAAATTGGCACAACACCTCAAGTTAAAACTTGAATACAGATTGATAAACGCGCCCCAGTCCGAATACGAAATTAAAAAAATAAGGAAACAAATTGGTGAACTGGATACCATTTAATTGCAAAACACATTTTAGTCTTCTTAAAGCCTTCTGTAAAAGCGATAAGCTGGCCGAAAAATGCAAGGAGTATGGATACTCTTCCTGCGTGATTGCTGATATCGGCACCGTTTCTGGGGCAGTTGGTTTTCATCAGGCGTGCAGAAAGCATGGCGTTAAGCCAATACTTGGGTGTGATTTCGGCTCATATATAATAATAGCTAAAAATAAAGAGGGTTGGTTTGACCTTATTAAAACTGTTTCACATAGTGGTGTAGAAATATTTAAAGATCTAGCTAAAAAGGGCAATCTGATATGTGTGACCGCAGAGCCACAGAAGGGCTATAAGAAAATCTTTGGTGGTAATTATTTCTGCTATAACTACAAGAAGCATAGTGTTTATTATGTTACGCAAGACGAGGCGGAGCCTCACAGAGTGCTACTTTGCTCAGGAATGAAAACGAATCTTCCTAAAGTTAGAGCCCTGATAAATAAGGGCGACGACATAGACAATAAAGAATTTTTTGAATCAGATAATTTCTATCTTCCAAAGCCAGATGAGGTTAAAGACTCACAAGAAGATATAAAGATGTTAAATAAAATCTCTGATATGTGCGAAGATTATGAAGTAACATCTAAGCCCATGCTTCCAGAGTTTAAATGCCCGGAAGGATTTGATGAAGATGAATACCTGACACAGCTCTGTAGGGAGGGCTGGCGCAGTAGACTTATGTCTTCCGATAAAATCAAAGATGATAAAAAGAAAAATGAATATCTACAAAGAATCAAAAAAGAACTTGATGTCATATTTAAAGCCCAGCTTTCTGGATATTTTTTAATTGTTCAAGATATTGTAAACCATGTTAAAGATAGGGGATGGATAGCTGGTCCGGGTCGTGGTTCAGCGGCTGGATGCTTGGTCTCATATCTTATAGGAATTACTGAAGTAGATCCAATTCAATATGATTTGCTATTTGAAAGATTTTATAACGAGGGCCGAAACACAGAAGACCATGTATCATTACCAGATATCGATGTTGATGTTCCGGCAGAGCATCGCGATGAAGTTATAGACTATATTAAGCAAAAGTACAATTCAGAAAATGTTGCCCAGATGGTCACATTTGGCAGACTGCAAGGTAGGGCTGCACTAAAAGAAGTTTTAAGAATTAATGATGCTGTGTCATTTGCCGAAATGAACGAGATAACTAAGAGCATACCAAACGAAGCAGACATATCCGACCAATTAGAGCTGATGGATCATAGATCAATAATTAAATGGTCACTTATTAATGACGCAAAATCACTAAGAGAATGGTGTACCATGGATGAAGATGAAAATCTAGATGGCCCACTATCATTATTGTTTGATCAGGCGATAAAAATAGAAGGGACAAACAAATCACAAGGCAAACATGCTGCTGGTGTTATAATAGCTAAAGAGCCCTTGAAAGACATATGCCCAATGACAAAAGATAAAAACGGTCGGAGTATAGCAGCCTTCGAAATGAATGATTTAGAAAGCCAAGGACATGTAAAATTTGACATACTTGGAATTGATTTACTCAGTAAGATAATGGATATTACAAATGAATAAAAATAATACAATCGCGGCTAAAGAGGATTATAAGTCCGTCATATTTTCTGGATGTGCAATAGAGTCAAATGGTGTCTCTGTTTGCAATCTAAATGATTTTAATAAAGGGCTAACCAGACATTCCTCAAGATATCAAGTCTGGTCAGACAAGCATAAATGCTATACCATATATTATAATATAGATGACGCTGTTAATAAATTTCTTGAATTAAAACACAAAGGCTAAGCATGAATTATCGAGATATTATCGTATTTGACTTTGAGACCGGTGGAGCAAATCCACATACTTGTCAACCCACCCAAATAGCGGCTGTGGCAATTCACGCCAGAAAGCTGGAACTTCAGCCGGGGGGAGAATTTAACAGCGAAATAAGGCCAATTATAGACGACGACAAAGCGATTAAAGCTGGCGTTGCCCCCCTCGAAGATAAAGCTCTAGAGATTACCAGAAAAAACAGAAAGGATCTAGCCAAAGCCCCACTGCCAAAAACAGTATGGAAAAAGTTTGCAAAGTTTTGCGACAAATACAACTGGAAGGGAACATCATTTACAGCGCCTATTGCCGCTGGCTACAATATTAATGGATACGACATGCCTATTGTTGAGCGAATGTGCCAGCAGTACGGCCCCATTGATGAAAAGAAGGGTCGTCAAAAAATCTTTAATCCAATCTTTACTATTGATGTGATGCAACATATCTATTGTTGGTTTGAAAACAACCAAGATGTAAAAGGATATAGCATGGATTATATGCGCGACTACTTTGGAATGGGCCAAGACAGTAAAGACAACGCCCATGACGCGCTT